ATTAGAAGTCGTCTCACACAGAACGACTGGACGGTCGGTCGCAACCCGTCCCACTTTACTCGCGCGATTCCCCCGGCCAAAAACAAAGCACGGGTCGTCGAACCGGCCCGCAGGAAGCAGAGCCAGAGCAGCGAAACCATTGAAGAAGTCTCTCGCAATACTGTACAAGAGGATAGACTACTCGTTTGTGTTGAAGAACCGCAAAAAGAAGGCGGTAAGTCGTCACAGTGTTAGAAGATCGTGGATGGCTAGATCGTGCAACAAAAGAGCTGTGTCCGATTGAGCGGATGTGATGTGCTTTCTTGAGTGTACATGATTGATTGTCAGGTCAGAAAAGTTTCGCTACCTAGTTCAAGGAGGAGGTTATGGCTCGACGTGGGCAAGCCAGTCCCCTCCAAGTTGGGCCGAATACAATGGCTATTGTGCACAACAAGTGCGTTCGCTGTGGTCTATCGTCATCGCGGCGGTTCGGTAGAGCTCCTTCACAAGGGCTACAACAGGTGGGCACGCACCTACACAGACACGTTGTCCTTAAGTGGTCTAGCGAACTAGGACACCTAAAAACAACATATCCGATCTAAGACACGGCACACGTGAAGACGTACATGGCTATTGGGCAGGTCCATGCAGACGGCACAAACCCACCACCCTGGCGACTATCGAAACCTGTGCGAGCAGTAGAGCTCCCACCACAGCAAACATCCGTTGACCATTCAAACATAAAAGCCCGTTAGGGACTCACACTGTGCGCATGCGGCACCGACAAAAAGAAGTGTGAGCTGTTCGAAATGGTAAACTCCAATAACAAGGAAAACCAATCATGTGAACGAACAAAGAAAACAACAACATAAGGGCTGTAAGACAGGATGTCAGTGCACTAAAAGCGGAAGTGAAAAGAAGTTTCATCTGCCGTGGGTACAAGGTCACTCGACACCTTACACGATACCATACAAAATACGAAAAACACTGAAACAAAAGCGCGTGAAAGAAAAACCTGTAATTACTTTGCACTATGCAAGCGCATAGCCTGCGGGACCAAACTCTGATGCCATGCGTCGTCCAGCCGCCGTGCCAAGTGGCATTGCGGCTGCGTTTGCGAAAGTCGTACCGACTTCGCGCATGAAAGAGGTGGCTTCATTCCACAAATCAGGAGATGTGGGTTTGTGCGCTTCTTGAGTAGCACGCATTGGTGGGTCGTTAGGCCACCTCGAGCACCATTGATGGCCAACGTTCAAACGAAAATTAACGATGGTGTTGCTTTCACCCACACGTGGAATGTAGATGACAATGGGCTCTAGAGCATTGCTGAAACGAAGTGTTGCAGGTTCGACAGTACTTGCTGGAATGATGAAGTCTTTCCATTGTTTGTACCCGACGTTTTCGGCAACATTGGCATGAACCCGCACTGGGTTGTGGACCAATCCAGCGGATGAGTGGCTTTTAAGGTAACCAACGGCAATTGAATCCTCGGCCCAGGTCTGCTTGAGAGTTCTGGTGCCTAGTCCTGAATTTGCCGTGCCCTCGATGTATGGAACACTGCCCATGAAGATCGACCCGGGTGGGATCAGACCGATGGAAGTGCCCAAGCACTCAACTTCCGCGGATAGGTTGTGCATTCGTCCTCTCACGCTGGTGTATGTGACAGTACTCGCAATCGGAGGCGTGCTCAGAATCGGACTGCGTATCGTGCCAGATGACACTAGCGTGCTGTGCGTGAGCGAAGCGTCGTACTCCAAACCAATAATGTCAGTAAGGTTCGTGAGACCGAGTCCCTCAATCGTGTTGTAGTGGCGCGGAGCGACGACGATGATCTTGTCAACCGTAGACGAAGTTGCGAAGTCGAACGTGGTGACAAAGTTTGTCGTAGCGTAAGCCGAAGTAGACTCATCAGTAGGCAAATGATAGTGATTGAAACCATCGAAAGCTGCCAATGCGTTGAGTCTTTGGCGTGGAATGCGTTCGACACGCACTGTCAAAGGACGAGCGCGACGAGCGGGCTTTGTGGGCACCGGTCGTCGTGGTTGTAGTCCAACGGGCAGTGGCTGCTTCTTTTGGGCAGACTGTTCCGTGAACAAAGCTTGCAATCGTGCACGCTCCGACTTGGGCGCACGGTTGAGAGCCGCAGTTTGCTTTGCGGACAAAGGCATAGTAAAACAGGTAGCGCTAGGCTTCAACAAAAACGGGCAAACGGTCAAGGACCGAAAAACAATGGTAGCGAAGTTGGATAAAACCCACGAACGTTCCTAGGAACAGCACAACAACTGTAGCGGTCTGCAGTGCACTCGAAAAACCTTGAGGCAGACCACAAATTCTTTGGGTTATCCCCTGTCAAAGGTGCGTCCAACGCGAAACAAAGCGAGGACATAGTATTTGGGCGAGCGTGCCCGTGAAACATGCGTAAAAAGAATGAAAGCAGGCCGTAACCCCCGCTTGCCACCGACCGGCTCAAAGGTCGGTGACTGCCATTTTGTGTGTTGTAGTCGGGACGTACCCTTTATTCACCTGAACTGGCTAAGTCCAAACGAAACATCCGGTCCCGAAAGACGAGTCAAAATAGACAAACGTCGCCCCCGGTAACCTTCCCCTGGCTAACTACAACAACAACACACCTTTACCCAGCTCCTCCCAAAAGCCAGAACCATCCGCAAAATGGTGGGTGTGCGCCCTCACCGTAAGGCTGACTAACCTAACCAGGCTCTTCACAGGACTTTGCTCCCTGCTACTGAGGCATAAGGCTCACTACGACCGCACAGGGTAGACATTAAGGTCGCGAGACAATCAACAAGTCAATAGCTGGTCTCTGTTGGTTTAAGATTGGCCGTAGCCCCAACTTCGTGATTCAATTCACTCCCGCCATCCTTAATGAACGTGGTACTCATAGACACGCGTTCATAGATTGGTAGTGAACACCTGGGCACTCGAGGCACGTGTACCCCCAGGATTTCAAACAAAAATAATAAAGCACCGACAGGGGTGAAACAAACAGTCCTCCCGAACTTTTAACTCCTATTTCTTTTTCAACCAAGCCGCAGGAAAATAGCAAGCAAGGTCGGCCCCGTGCATATCAACGTTGGTGAGACCCGATGACATGCACCATTCGGCGTCCGAACACGGTCCCGCACACATTTCTGCAAACGTGCGCCACGTGTCAGACACCTCTTTGCAAGGAGGCATTGCCGTTTCTGTTGTAAAACTGACCAACATCGCATCGGTCGGCATTTCTCCGTGCGACTTCATGTAAGAATCCACCAAGATCGCTCGCGTTTGAACGCCCCATTTGGTGAGTGCTTTGGTACCGAGGCTGCCGTATCCAGAAAACACAGCATTCCACAAATACCACATAGGTGGGCAGTTCTCAAAATGAGCCGCCATCACCATTGCGTTTAAACACTCAACAAAAGGTCGTTCCGCCTCAGGCACAACAGAAGTCGTCCATGACTTCGTGGTGAGGCAACGATTGATCTCCGGCAGAACAAGGATATCGCCCGCTTCGTCCAACACGACTTTCGCACTCAGCAAACAGACGTGATAGCCAACGAAAGTGGCAACACCTGAAACAATGGTCTTTAATTTTGGTAACCAACCTCGTCGTTTGAAGAAGTCCTCGATGAGACCATCATCGAGATCTTCAGAAAAAGCAGCAAGCGTGTCGTCGCCTTCAAACGCAAGCCCCACCCAGTAAAATTGGCCATCCCTGGCCGACTTGTACTTGACTGGTGCTCCCTTCGCCTTCAAAAAGTACGTCAAAAAGATTTCGTAAGATGGAGGATCAACTAAGAAGTTAACCCAACCGGCCAGGTTCTGAATCCAGTTGCCTGAACTGGTAATCCTGTCGCCGGATTCACGC